AACACTGGTGTAACTGCTGCTAAGTGGACTGATTCATCTGGCAATAATAATCACGCAACACAAGCTACTGAAGCTAATCAAGCTGGACTATCGGCTGATGGTGGTTTAGATTTTGAAAAAGATAATAGTGACCACTATGATTTAACAAGTACAATAGCAATAGCTGAAAATGGAGGCTTTTGCTTAGCTGTAGTTTTAGATCAAGAAACAGTTACTGATAATATGATATTAAGTAAAGACTCAAACGATCATATTAAAATTGCAGACGCAAATACATTTAGAATCATTACAAATGACGATACTCAAACAACAACAAATTTTAAGTTTGAAGGTGATGAATTTGATGCTGGGTCTAAAATGTTAATATTGGTAAATAGAAGTGCTGGAGCTGCTAATAGATTTTCATTTTTTAAAAATGGTACAGAATTAACACCTAACACAGACACATCAACAAATGAAGCCGCGGGGGAAAATCCATTTGGCTTTGATATTAATGTTCTTGGATCTAGAGCTGGTAGCTCACAATTTTTTGATGGTAAAATATTAGAAGTAGCATTTTGGAGTAAAGGATTAAACGCACAAGAAATAGCTGACGTGAACAGCTACTTACAAGGAATTCACGGACTATAAATTAAATTAACTTAAATTAAATAAAATGGCAAAAAGAAAAACACCTAAGGTTAAAGACCTTAAACCAAAACAATTAACAACACAAGAATTAAAAAGTTTACAAGATCTTGTTAATACTATAAACAGAGCTCAATTAGAAGTTGGTGGTTTAGAAAGTAGAAAACATAGTTTGTTACATCAAGTTGCTGGATTTCAAGGTCAACTGCAAGAGTTACAAAAAGGTTTTGAAGATACTTACGGTAAAGCAGATATTAATATAACTGATGGTGTTATAAATTACGTAGAAGATGAGCAAGCTAATTCGTAAAATATCTATAGGTAAAGATTATAAGAATGACGCCATGCACTATGCCGTAGGGCAAGAAGTGTATGGTGGTCATACTATATGTGATATTATAGAAGAAGACAATAAGTTTAGTGTTTATATTAAAAAAGGTAAAGACGTTTTACCTTGGAAAGATTTTAATAAGAATATGGCCGTGTCTGTAGAGTATAACTTACAGTACTAATGAAGTCGGTTTACAACTTTGTTGTAACGCCAGTAAAATCAAGATACAACAACACAAAAGACATAAACGGCGAAGAACTTATAGTTAACACTGAAGTTTACAATCATCAGTATGTAAGTAGAGAGGCTATAGTTAAAGCAATACCTACAGTTGGTGATACAGATGTAAAAGTTGGTGATAAGGTTATAGTACATCACAATGTATTTAGAAGATGGCACAATGTAAAAGGTATTGAAAAAAACAGTAGAAGTTATATTGATGAAGACAACTACTTAGTACAACCTGATCAAATATTTTTATATAAAGACACTGAGTGGCAAGCGCAAAAAGGATATTGCTTTGTAGCACCAGTGAAATCTACAGATAAATTAAACGTAGATAAAGAAAAACCTTTAGTTGGTATTGTAAAACATACTGACGGCACAGTTAACAAAGGTGATTTAATAGGTTTTAGACCCAGCTCAGAGTATGAGTTTATTATAGATGGTCAAAAACTATACAGACTATTATCAAATTTTATTACAATCAAATATGAATATCAAGGAAACGAAGAAGAATATAATCCAAGCTGGACATAAAGCAGTTGAAGAGCTGATTAAAGTAGCTAAAGAAGCTATTGTAGATTCTGACGATGATATATCAGCTGACAGATTAAAAAATGCTGCAGCTACAAAAAAGCTAGCTATATTTGATGCGTTTGAAATACTTAATAGAATACAAGAAGAAGAAAACTTATTAGAAGGTAAAGAAACTAAAAGCGATGTTAAAGTATTTAAAGGCTTTGCAGAGGGTAGATCAAGATAATGTACGAACAGAATTTATTTAAAATAGTAGAACCTATAAAAAAAACTACTATAAGCAGACTTAATAAAGGTAAGAAGTGGAAGTACGGTTACAATAAAGAACACAATATTGTTGTTATATCTAAGACAGGTCAGATAGGTGATATATATGAAATACAAAACTTTCAAATAGCATTGCCAAAAGAAGGTAGTGTGTATAGCAACAAAGAAAAAAAGTGGAAACAGTTTGAATATCCTAAAGAACTATCAAGACTTAAAAACATATTTGACTGGCGTGGTTATCCTGAAGAAAAAAAGTCTAGTTGGTTTGACTATATAGACGAAGAGTTTAAACGTAGAGAAGAAGGCTTTTGGTTTAACAATAAAGGAACACCAACGTATATGACTGGTACACACTATATGTACTTGCAATGGAGTAAAATAGATGTTGGTGCACCAGACTTTAGAGAAGCAAATAGATTGTTCTATATATTCTGGGAAGCATGTAAAGCAGATAAAAGATGTTACGGTATGTGCTACCTTAAAAATAGAAGATCTGGTTTTTCTTTTATGTCATCAGCTGAAACAGTTAATCAAGCCACTATATCTACAGATGCAAGGTTTGGTATATTATCTAAAACAGGAGCTGATGCTAAGAAAATGTTTACAGACAAAGTTGTACCTATATCAATTAATTATCCTTTCTTTTTTAGCCCTATCCAAGATGGTATGGATCGTCCAAAATCTGAACTTGCATATAGAGTTCCAGCTTCTAAATTCACTAGAAAGAAAATTACAACAAACGAAAAGCTTGAAGAAATAGAAGGATTAGATACAACTATAGACTGGAAAAATACAGGTGACAATAGCTATGACGGTGAAAAACTAAAACTACTAGTACACGATGAAAGTGGTAAATGGGAAAGACCCGATAATATATTAAACAACTGGCGAGTTACAAAAACATGTTTACGATTAGGTAGTAGAATTATTGGTAAATGTATGATGGGCTCAACTTCAAACTCATTAGACAAAGGTGGAGAAAACTTCAAACGATTATACAGCGCATCAGATGTTACTAAGCGAAACAGAAACGGCCAGACAGCGTCTGGTTTATATTCTCTTTTTATCCCAATGGAGTGGAACTACGAAGGATTTATTGACGAGCACGGAAGCCCAGTCTTCGATAGTCCAGACCATGATGTCTTTGACCCACACGGGGAATTAATAGATATAGGTGTTGTAGAAAACTGGCAAAACGAAGCTGATGGTTTAAAAGGAGATCAAGATGCTTTAAATGAGTTTTATAGACAGTTTCCAAGAACTACAGAGCACGCGTTTAGAGATGAAACAAAAAACAGTATATTTAATTTAGTAAAAATATACGAACAAATAGATTACAACGAAGAAATGTCTAGGACACTAGGTGTTACTAAAGGTAATTTTCAATGGGTTAATGGTGTAAAAGATTCTACAGTAATATTTTATCCAGATCCAAAAGGTAGGTTTAAAGTAAGCTGGGTACCACCAACTAATATACAAAACAAAGTTGTTATAAAAAATGGTATTAAATGGCCTGGCAACGAACACATGGGTGCATTTGGTTGTGATAGCTACGATATATCAGGAACAGTTGACGGTATAGGTTCAAAAGGTGCTTTGCATGGTTTGACTAAGTTTAGTATGGAAGACGCACCAGCTAATCAGTTTTTTTTAGAATACCTTGCAAGACCTCAAACAGCTGAGATATTCTTTGAAGATGTTCTAATGGCATTAGTATTTTACGGGATGCCTATACTCGCAGAGAATAACAAACCTCGTCTATTGTATTATTTACGAAGACGTGGTTACAGAGGTTTTAGTATGAATAGACCTGATAAAATATGGAATAAATTATCTGTAGCAGAAAAAGAAGTAGGTGGTATACCTAACTCAAGTGAAGATATAAAACAAGCTCATGCCGCTGCAATTGAAATGTATATTCAAGGTCATGTAGGTATGAAACAAGACGGATCATTTGGTAGTTGTTATTTTAATGAACTACTTAACGACTGGGCTAAATTTGATATAAACAAAAGAACAAAGCATGATGCTTCTATAAGTTCTGGTTTAGCTGTCATGGCTAACAACAGGCATTTATATGTACCTAATGCAAAAGTAGAAAAACCCAAACTAAATATAAATATTGCTAAGTACACAAACAAAGGCAATACATCTAAATTAATTAAAAAATAAATATGGCAGAGTCTGTTATAAATAATTATTTTCCAAGTCAAGTTGTAAGCGACGTTGAAAAAATGAGCTATGATTATGGTTTAAAAGTAGCTAAAGCTATAGAAGCCGAATGGTTTAATATAGATAGAGGTTTTAATAGATATAGAAATCATCAAAATGATTTTCACAAATTAAGATTATACGCTAGAGGAGAACAATCAATACAAAAATATAAAGATGAATTATCTATTAATGGAGATTTATCTTATCTTAATCTAGACTGGAAACCAGTACCTATCATACCTAAGTTTGTTGATATAGTTGTTAACGGTATTGCAGAAAGAACATACGACATAAAGTGTTACTCACAAGATCCTTTTGGTGTTAGTCAACGTACTGATTATATGGAGTCTATCATGAAAGATATGAAGACTCAAGAAATAAACGACTACGTTGCAAATGCTTTTGGAGTTGATTTGTACGAAAATGATAAAGAAAAACTACCAGATTCAAAAGAAGAACTAGACTTACACATGCAGTTAAGTTATAAGCAGTCTGTAGAAATAGCAGAAGAACAAGCTATTAATACGTTGCTAGAAGGAAATAACTATGAATTAATTAAAAAACGTTTTTACTACGATCTTACAGTTTTAGGTATTGGTGCTGTAAAAACTTCTTTTAACACATCTGAAGGAGTTGTTGTTGATTATGTTGATCCTGCTGATATAGTTTATTCTTACACTGAATCACCATACTTTGATGATATATATTATGTTGGTGAAGTAAAAATGATACCTGTAAACGAGTTAGTAAAACAATTTCCTTTTTTGTCTGATGAAGATTTAAAAGAAATAGTAAAAAACAAATATAGTAATCAGTCTAATTATCATAACAACAATAACAATTTAAACGAAGAAGATAATAACAAAGTGCAGGTTTTGTATTTCAACTACAAGACTTATATGAACGAAGTTTATAAAGTAAAAGAAACTGGTAGTGGTGCTGATAAAATTTTATCAAAAGACGATACGTTTAATCCACCTAATGAAGACAACTTTGGAAAACTACAAAGATCTGTAGAGTGTTTATATGATGGTGCTTATATTTTAGGTACTGGAAAGTTACTTAAGTGGGAGATGGCTAAAAATATGATGAGGCCTAAAAGTGACTTTACTAAAGTTAAAATGAACTATAGCATTGTAGCTCCACGTATGTACAAAGGTCGTATTGAATCTTTAGTACAACGTATTACTGGTTTTGCTGACATGATACAACTTACACATTTAAAACTACAACAAGTGCTGTCACGCATGGTACCAGATGGTGTTTATTTAGATGCTGATGGTTTAGCTGAAATTGATTTAGGTAACGGTACAAACTATAATCCACAAGAAGCTTTAAACATGTTCTTTCAAACAGGATCTGTTATAGGTAGGTCTTTTACTTCTGATGGCGATATGAATCCTGGTAAAGTGCCAATACAAGAAATAACAAGTGGTAGTGGTGGTAATAAGATGCAAGCTTTAATTGGTACATACAATTATTATTTACAAATGATAAGAGATGTAAC